TGTCCTGATCTCAGCTAGTCGTGTCTCGGTCACGTCCGTTCCCCCGGTCCTGCTGTGGTGGGGGGGGTCCCCCCCCCGGTCTCCGATGGTCCGACATCCCCCCCGGTCTCGTCAGGGCGAAGACTACCACACCCACGACCAACACCAATAGGACCGCGACTACTCTACCCATCAGTTGTTGTCCTCCGGTACTGAGACTCGGACCATCATCCCCGCGTCACCCATCCCCGGTCGTTCCAATCGGAGAGACATCCGGTGACCACAGACGGGACAGAGGACGACGTGACAGTGGTCCGGTCTGGGTCTCCTCTCCCCACACCGGGAACAGACCAGACTCACCACGGGGTCCGGGGGATCGGTCGGTAGGTTTGCCCCCTCCCACTCACACTCACAACACCAGTGGACGAGCATCACACCGTCCACGTCTTCGTCTGTCTCCTTGGTCATGGTCGCGTGACAGTCCGGGCACACAGGGATCGGTTTCACGAAATCCGTGACCCCACGTCGGAACGCCTCGAACTCCCTGATCACCATGTCCCCGACCAGTTGGGCCGTCCGTCGGATCTGACTCTCGGGGACGTTGGGTAGTGCCCCGAACTCGTCATTCAGGATGTCTCTCGTGTAGAGATTCAATGCCAGGCGAGTCGGTCCGTGGGCGCCGGTCACTGTGTCCTCCTCTCCTCGATTAGTTGTCGTCTTCTCCGAACAATACACATCACCCGAATAGCCTGACCGATCAGTTGGGTCAGATGCTCGTCACACCGGTCCAGAGACTTCAGTTCAAGGTCCGTGTCCCCCACTCCCCCGGGGTCGTCAGAAGGGGCGCACACCATGTTGTTGTAGGTCTGGAATGACAGGACCACCAACCCCAATCGTTCCATCAGATAGCACAGATAGAACCGGACATCCTCGAACCGAAGTCGAATGACCCTGTCCTCCACTCCTCCCGACCCCAACACGAAATGCTCTCCCCACTTCGCCACGTCCCCCAAAACCCCGTTGATCAGGTCCCGCTTCTTCTTCTCCACTCGCATTGTCAACTCCCCCAATGAAACGACCGGCAGACGAACTGCCGGTCTAGGTGTCTGCATATGCGAAGGTCCCCCACGGACGTCGGGGACGTGGTCACACTCTGGACTCGTGGACGTAGGTCCTTCACATTCTCCTCCGGTTCTCGTCACTCAGCTCCTCGTCCGACGCTCGGGTGAAGACGTCGAACGTGATCAACCCCGGTGGATCTCTACAATCCCTCTCCCTTCGAGTGGGCCACCGCCTTGACGACTTCCCTCTGGAAGAACTCTCGGAACCACTTATTCGTGACCTCTGTCGCCGTCACCAAGAACCGGAGACGGGGACGTAGGACGTCGGACCGGGTGAAGAAATAGACTGCCCGGGATTCCGTCGGACTCGTCCTCTGGAAGATCCCCACGTTGGGGATCAGATAGGTCTTGGTCTCTCGCGCCGCCTTCCGCGCCTTCCCCGTCTTCGTCTTCACGAAGTTCAGACGTTTCATTCGGAACTCGGTGGGGACGGTGGACTCGAACGTGGGACGGGCGGGACCTCCGATCACGGGGGCCGCGATGTAGGTGGACCCGGTCGATGGTTTCCGTGTCCCTCCCCTCTCGAACGTGGACAGGAACAGACGGGGTTTCTGACCCACAGCGACCTCCCCATAGGGACGACCCTGTTGGACCGACGCGAATGGTTTGATCTTGGCGATCTCGCGCAACATGAACTCTCGTTTTCGGACCGTGAACTTGGCGTCTATCTTGCCCCGTTCCTCCTTCTGGATCAGACGGAGAGTCTGGTTGATAGCGTTCACGGTCGCGTATGCAAGACGCTTGGGATATTTCGGGAGTCGTCTGAGTAGCCTACTCGAATCAATCTTGACGTCTATCTTCATCGCTCTTGGTCTCTCCCACCGTGGTTGGATTCTCTCTCGCGGAGTTCACGTAGTTCCCGAGTGTGACCATAGACATTCTCTAGGGTCAGGGAACCGTTGGACATGTCTACGAGTGCCTGTGCCCTAGTGGGTCTCGGTGGGTGTCCCCGTACCCAACTGTATACGGCTCCATCGGTGACGCGAAGATCTGGGTCCGGTTTCAGTGTGGACACAATCTCAGCCACACCGACCTCTCGAACCCACCGACCGAAGGTCGTGTTCAATCGTGGGAGTGACCCCTTGGCGAACGAGTGCGATCCCGGCACTGTTCTCCTCCTTCTTCGGGTCTTCTGTTCTGTTGGACAGGTGAGAACCCGTCCCGTGGACGGTTTAGCAGAGAAGGGGTCTGAGGTGCAAGGTATTTCTCGGGACCCACCAGAAACGGGTCCCACACATCGTCTCTGACGACGTTCGAGACCCGTGTCCATACCTAGTGTCCGGGGAAGAACCGTCCTAGACCCGGTCAAACTCCCATTCTATTTCACGGAGTGCGGCCCCCGCATCACCCGACGTCTTCAAGATCACCCGGAGATGATTGTTCAGTCTCCCGAGTGGGGCAGAGTCCGCAATCTCATCTGCCACCAGATACGTGTACGTCTTCGCGGTGATCCCGGTCACCGTTCGGAGTAGGGTGTCCAGCTCCCCGTAGATCCACAGGGCGTACTCGGTCCCGTCCTCCGGGGTCGCGGTCACCCCGGAGTCGGCATATCCCCACTCACCCAACCGGTTCCGGTGTTCCCATGAGACGGTGAGTTCCCCGGTGATGGACACCGGGTAGCTGGCACTGTTGAACTGGACGTCCGTCGGACAGTAGACCCGGTGTCGTCTCTGTGGGGAGATTGCGGAGATCGTCGTATCGTCACATGACCCGATAAGCAACGCCCCATTGTTGTTGTAGGGTTGGAAGGTCATTGCCGTCGAACCGCTAGCATTTATCTGCTGGAGAATGGTCCCGTAGGACGTGAACCACACCCGGGTATTGACGGCGAACGGAGTGGGGGCCGTGTCGCAACCACCACGCGCCAACCCGGAAATGGTGATCTCCTCATTGTCCTCGTCATAGTTCGACGTCTGAAACGCTATGATCTCCTCCAGACCGGACCCGTCCTGAATGACGATGAGATTGAGTCCGGCATCGAAGTCCGGGCCGTTCACGGACTCAACCCGTACACAATCACGGTGGGCATCCAGAACGAACGATGTACTGGTCTTCGTCATCGCACCCTGTAGGGTCCCCGACGGTGTGAAGATCGGAACCTCGTGGTCCTCCCCGTCGATCCACACATTGTATCCCAACGTGATCCCCGGGTATCCTCTCGCCGCGACTACGAACGCCTGTTGGGTCCCTTCGGGGAACGGGAGACTTTGGATAGCCGCGTAGGGTGCAAGAAACGCCCCTTGGTCAACCAGTGACGGAACGACCCCGGCAGGGTCGTCCCAATAGGACGAGTCCGGTACTGTGTATCCTTCCCACGTCACCGCGAAGATGTCTTCTGCCGCCTCGAATGAAACCTGTCCCGAGAGTAGGTCCCCCGTGTTCACCTTGAGGACCCGACAGATCATCTCCGTGATCCCCAACGTGGGCCACGTCAACTTGAAGACGGACCCCGGTCGGAGATCCCACGTCAACCGGTTCGCAACGATGGACATGGTCGCAATCGGGTATGCGAGTCCTGCCAGGGCACGGGCGGCGGCACGTTGGGCGTTGGTCGCGTTCGAGTATCCATAGAGATTGAACGTCTGTGTGGAGATCTCCCCACCGGACGCCTCAATCGCGGCAAGGTCCTGTGCCTGAACGGACTTCTGTATCCAACCATCGTCCCGGTCGATGTAGGTGACCCGGATCTGGGTCTTGACCTCTCCCCACGATGCCCGACCGTAGGCAGACACGTCACACGAGTCCTGATCCAACACCGGTAGATCGTCCTCCACGTAGTCGTGCCTGATGAGTCTGAGAACGAGAAGACCGGTGGTGGGTTCCACATACAGGGTCGCGTCTATGTGTCTCATGATCTCCATGATCAGGTCCTTCGCGGACGTCCCCTTGTCCTGAATCATCGACAGACCCAGACCTTCGTCCGCGAGTGTTGCCCCCGCCTCCTGAAATGACGTCAGGTCCATATTCCCCGCCGGGAGACCAAGTCCGTTCTTGGACGGAGAAGACGTCATGATGTCGTAGATCATCGCGGCGGGATTCGCGTCCCCCACAATGTTCTCGTCTCCACCGGTCAGACCCAAGGTGTTCGGACACCGTCGGACCACTACCGAGACGTCCTTGATATACGGGGACGTCCCCAGATAAGCCCGACGGGAGACCATGTAGGTGATCCCCCTCCAAGCGGGTAGATCCTCACTTAGCTTGTCCTCCAGATATGCGTCCGGGTCCTGTGACGCCGTCCCGTGGTAGATGTCGAAGTCCCCTTTGATCCCACCGTCCTTCTCGTCACCCCCGAACAGCTTATTCGCGTCCACGGTCACCCGGGTTGCTTCTGTGGGTTGGTCGGGTGATGCGATGATTGTCTGGTCCCCCGGGGTCAGGTCGTCGAACCGGAGTTCCAGTACCTCGTCTATCTCCCCGGAACAGAGAACGAGTTGCATGCCCAGATAATACTTGTGGGCAACAACGACGTCCTCCCCCGAGAACCAACCCGTTCTTACCCACTTCGTGACTGCGACAACGTCCAGATCCCCATACCACGCGACCATCGGACCGCCTATCTTCACGGTCCCCCAGACCATCGGAATTACACGACCCTCTCCGATGGTCGGGAACTGGAAGTCTCCGATCCCCGACGGTTCGGGGTCGTCAAACTTCTGCTTCGGCCGGATCAACTCGTAGGCGATCGCGACCCCGATTTGAATGAGAAGAACGACCCACCAGACAGGCATCAGGAGTCTATCCTTGTAGTGAATGGGTTTCGTCCCGGGAGACGGGACCACCCAAGGTGATTGTCTAGGTTCGAGAACTTGACCCCACAGGTGACCTCCAGATGGTCGCATCCCCAATAGGCGTAGACCACGTCCGACGTCTCCAGACCGGGGAGCGCGGAGATCAGAATGACCGTGTCTCCCTGATGGTCCCCAATGAACCGGGTCTCCCCGTCCGACTTCATGAGACGACCACCACGGAACCACTGGTCCGGTGCCAGGGCGAAGTCACTGGACGTGACCTCCACACCGTCCACGGTTGCGATTGTCACCGACTCCCGACAGGACGTCGGGTCCGCACCACACTCGGCAGAGAACAGGACGTGGTTGCATGGGGTCTGCATCATGAGATTCGGACAATTCCGTTGCATCATCGCACCGGTGGACGTCCCCACCAGTGTCGCCTCCGACCCCTTGAATCGTGCCCGGGTGATCTTCCCGGTGAACGTGGTGACGGTGTCGGTCTCAAGGTCCCGGTGGGCACGATACGCCGTGACCCAGACGGGTGACGAAGGGACCGCCCCGATGAACATGAGTGCCACAGGGTTGTCTGCCGGGACCGTGAACTCCATCTTCTCCCCACTGTCCTCGTCTGTGTGTTCCATCGCCGTCCGTTTGATAGTCGTGGGTGAGAACGTCCCGATGGGCAACGTGATCTCCCGGTCTGCCGACGTGAATAGCCAGCTATTGGACCCCTGAACGAACCGGAACCCTTCGACCGGTTGTCCTCCGTATCGGTGGACCTCTCTCTCGGCGTAGGTCATACAGGTGACTCCAGTGGGATCTCTCGGACCCTGATGGTTGCCTGTGCCACGTTGCCACTCAGGTATTCAATCGTGACCTGATCACTGTCCAACCGGCAGAGTTTCAGGAACGAGAGAACCGTGGTGTCCTTGTCGTAGTCCCGAACTGCGACGGGGTCAATGGTCAGACTCTCGGTGACGTAGTCCAGTGGGTCGCTCGAGTCCGTCACACTGTAGTAGTCCATACTCCCAATCCCGAGAGTCCACAGTGCGATGTGACGTCGTGCCCCGGTCGTCCCCCACATCTGTTGAACGTATCGGACCCACTCCACGGAGACGATAGCACTATCCGTCAGAACGTCCTCCGAGAGTGATAGGTCCCACTGGAAACTTGGCAACCAGAACGGGACCGCCCTCCCCTTCCGGTCGTCAATAAAGGTCCTCATGGTCGTGATCTCGTCCCGTCCGAGTGCAGTCCAGACGAACGGTCGGACCGCCGCGGGACTCGGGGCATGTTCGTCTGCCGTCCGTTTCCCTGTCTTGGGGTCCATCAGTACGAACTTGCGGATCAGTTTCTCCTCCACTGACCCGACCCGGTCATAGTTCAACTCTAGGATCTCGAAACCCTCATGGGTCATGGTGTGTACCCGTCCACATCGAAGGTGAGACGTTGGGTCCCGATGAACAGGGATTCCCACGTAAAGGATTCAGACGGGGAGAGACGTCCCACGACCGTCGGAACGACCGTGGTCACAATCCCCGTCCACGAAGACCTGAGACCCGTCACGAGAACAAGGTGATCGGACGACACCGATTCGATGCTCTGGACCTCCCACGAGAACGGACCGGTCCAGAGCATGACCAGACCTCCCGCCACGAAGGGGATGTCTGTGGTGTCACAATAGATAGTGAGATCGTCGGTAGTTGCGTCCGATGCCAGGGCGGTTCGGAAGGGCCAACGTGCGACCCCGAACGCCCGGGGTTGGTTCCCGAATAGGATAGCGTTTGCCTGTTGGACGTCTCGGTGGTCGGTCAGGACGACACCGTAGGTGATTGTCCCGACCGGGACCGCCCGGAGTTGGATTCTCTGTTCCATCGAACTGAACGCCGAGATCACGTCGGTCAGGTATCCGAAGGTCTCCGTCACCCTCTCGGACATGTTCGGGTCGTAGGGGAACGGGATCACTCGGAACCCCGTGATGGAGAGTCCCGTCCCGGCCGTCTCGATCCCGATGAACTCCCACGTCACGACATTGTCAATCTGTGGGTCTCCCTCTGCCGATACTACGACCGAGAAGACTTCGGACTGAGTCGCGGGGACGACTGCCGGGACCCCAAGGTGGTCGGTGACCTCGATTCCTGCTGGACCGGTGATGGTGATGTCGTCCAACGTCTTCGACCTCTGGTGAAATGCGTTCCAGATCTCCACCAAGATCTCCTGATCCGAGATCACGGACCCAAGGTCGGCAGACCGGGGGATGATGTGGATTCGGTCGAAGCACGCGAAGTCGTGACCGTATCCCTTCAACCCTGTAGTGGTGAACGAATCGGGACTTGGGTAGGCAACGCCAGAGAAGGATGCCGCTTGGTTGGTGAACCCCACGACGGCCCACGCAGGGTCCGTCGGGACGGGTAGGGACGCGCCCTCCAGATTGACCGAACAGGGAGCATCGAAGGAGATCAGGGACGGAACGAGAACACCGGACGACATGTCACGCCCCCTTGGTCACCGAACCCCGGGAACACCATATAATCGACCCCACCGACGGAGTAGATTTCCCCCTGAGCATACCCGTGACCCACGATGTCACACCAGTAGAGAGACGGCGGGTATCCAATCGGCGCCCACCGTGCGTCTGGATCTGTCAGGACGAAACAGTGGAGTGGGAGAAGGACACCACCGGCATACGCCGATTGATGGACCCGGTCACGGAGACATCTGTAGGACGGATACTCATTGTCCTCCATCGTCCCCACCAGAACGTCGTCGTCCGTCAGACAACATCGCATTGACCGACCCGTGTATCCGTGTCCACCATAAATACCCTTCCCGTTCGCAACCCACTGATCGGTGAAGGTTGTAGCATCGACCCGGACCAGCGCGTTTGTGTGACCCTGAGTCGATGTGTGTGTATCGGACCGAACGTCCATATCCACCGGACTCATCGGTGCCCTGGCGGTGAGATTGATCCCGTGTCGCAAGGTCGCACCCAAGGACGCCGCGAGACAGACGTTCCGGTAGGAACTGGAACTACCGAAGCAGTACGGGAAGTCTTCTGGTTGTCCCGCTTCGGACATATCCGGTCCCCAACCGAAATGACAGAACAGACCCGGGGACCTCTCCACGACAACCACGATATTGTCCGACCCATCATCGAAAAGGTGATACGCCGCGACGGACCCGGACGGGAGATTAGCACCCACACCGACCACGGACCCGTCGGCTCTGGCGGGACCACCACTCTGTTCGATCCACGAACTCCCTCCCGAATACCCGTCACCCAGATAGACACCGATCCCGTACCCGGCAGAGGAGTCGTGGTAGTCGGACACGCCGTAGGGGTATATGGTCTCGTTCATCGCGGCCCGGAGATTCACGTAGAGACCGGACTTGTGAAGGTGTGCCCTCCAACCCGTCCCGTCGGACACAGACGAATCGACCGTCCAACCTCCAGTGGTCAACCACGAGACGAGTGTCTGGAGAAGGTTGGTCGGTGAGGAACTGATCCCTGTTGTGTATGCCGCCGCCATGATCTAGTCCAATGCTATAGCCAGATAGTCGTCCCGTCCGGTCTGCGCGACGTTCGTGACGACAATCCAACTGACCTCACCGATGGTCACCAAGGTCTCGGCTGTGAGATCCTGTCCGGTGACACACGCCACTCCGTTCAACTGTCCCATCACGTTCGGTGCGTAGGTACACAGGACGACCGGCAATAACAGATACCCGTCGTCCAGATTCGGGTCCAAGAGTTCAAGTCCGTCACAGTAGGGCCACACGAGATTGACGTCGGCCCCGACGGTGGGGTAGCCGGGGTCACCGGACCGCTTGGCCTCGAACCGTATCCACTCACCGTTTAGGTCGCGGACCCTCATGGTCGCCGCCTCTGCGTCCTCCGTGTAGTACGGACCCTCCAGACCGACGTTCGAGTGGGTGAACACATTGTGTCCCAGACCGACGTTCGACCACCGCCAATCCGTCGAAGACCAAATGGGTATGTCGTCATGGTCTTGGAGTGCCAACGATCCTCCGAGTGCCAACGGATACGGGTACTGCTCGGGGGAGAAATAGGAATCGAAGAACCCCAGATACGCGCACTCGTATTGCGCGTTGATCTTGGCAATCACAATCGCCCGACGTCCGTCCACCACGAACCAATAGGGAATCGTCCCGTCCCACAGGGGAAGGTAGTTTCTCCCGTGGAACCCCGTCTGTTCTCTCCACATCAGGTCGGCATCGTACCCGTCGAACGCCGCGAGTTCCAGATCGAAATAGTCGGCGTCCTGTCTCTCGAACAGATGAACCCCCACAAGGATCTCCGAGTCTCCGTCGTTCCCCGGGGCCTCCCATATCGTTTGTCCGAACGCCGCGTCTACACCGTCAGACCGGAGTAGTCGGAACGCCCCGAGATGAAAACGGTTTGTGCTGTTCAACTCCGTGATGTGGAGACGGTACTTGGTCGCGGATACGGGGGACCCGACCACGAAGGACTTGACCCCTGTCTTCGACCAATCGTCATGTCCCGACTCACTGTCCAGAGTGACCCACGCCGAACCGGTCCAGTGGTCGAACGTCCACGCCTTCGGTAGAGTCCCGTAGTATATGGAGTCATCGAACGACGCCAGTTCATAATCGGTGATGGTCTCTGCCTCAAAGAATGTGATTTCTATATCCTGTGGGACGGTGATCGGAGAGACGACCTCGAAGTACTGGTTGGAATCCTCGTTCTTCCCGTCCACGATGTTCTGGGACGCGTACTGACCCGTATTCCCCTGAGTCGCTAGGACCGAACATCCCAGAGCCTTCCGGTAGGTCGTCCACTTCGGAGCTGTGTTCAGAGTGAAGACGTCCCCACTGACGAACGCCGTCCCCCCGGCAGTCAGAAGGGACGCGACCTTCGTGTGACTGAACGGGGTCCCGACCGTCGCCGGCCCGACGGACCCCGAGACGGTGCCGACCACGGTGAAGTTCGTCGCACTCGTGGCGGTGATCGTGAAGGTCTCCGCAACTGACGTCGGACCTCCCATGTAGTTCGTCAGGGTCCCGTTCCCGGTCCCTGAGTAGGTCAATCCGAACGCCGAACCCGTCAGTGAGACAAAGTCGTTCAGACGTTCCACTAGGTCCGTGTAGCCAGTTGCCGTTCCTGTCTCGAACATGTCAGACCCCCAACGCCGCCCGGACCTTCCGACGGTTCTTTGTGACCTTCTCTATCAGGATACGTTCCCCTGCCGGTGTGTCGAACTCCCGAAGGACCAGACCATCCTCCAACCCGACGGTCAGACGTCCGTCCAACGGTTCTCCTCCGGTCGATGCCAGGGCAGACGGATCTACCAACCCACCACCGGACATCCGTCTCGTGGGGAGTTCGATCAGGGACGGTGTGACGGACAGTGCCCGGGTCCCCCGTTCGTTCAGATCTCTAAGGTGTTTCAGGATACCCGGTTGGTCCGTCACCGCCGCCCGGACCACGAACTCCTCGTCCGACAACCACACCAGATTGGAGTCAGACGTCCGGGTTCCCCTCCCCCGGAACAATCCTCCACGCGCCATTTCACCCGTCGTGGGAGCAGAATCACCACCGACCTCTCCTCCCATATTGAAGAACGAGAGTGCCTGTTTCATGAGTTGTGCCGCTAGGAACTCCGCTAGCATCTTCGACAATACTTGGAGAACGGCGGTCCCCATGTCCTGAATCGACTCCTTGAAACTCTTGGACCCGGAAATCCCCTCCTCGAAGAACTGTGCCAGTGCGTCGGTGGTCGCGTCGATTGCCGTGGTCTTGAGAGTCGCCCACGTATCGGTGGACGCTTCGATGGACGTTCCTATTTCGTCCACGGACCGGGCGAACGCCTGTGCTTGGGCGATCTTCTCCGGGTCACCCGTCGCCTCGGCCGCGACCAGAAGGAGATCCGCGAGTTCTCGGAGTGCTTCAATCCGTTCCTGTTCCAACCCCAACAACTGTTCTTCTGCCGAGATCTGATTGAGAAGTCCCGCCTGTGCCCGGTCTTCAATCGACTCCCTGTCTGCCGCGAGTTCTGCCATCGCGTCCTTCGCGGCCTGTTTCGTCTCCGAGAAGTCGGCTCCCGCTTCCAAGGACTCTCGGAACTGTCGTAGTTTCGCCTCCCTAGCTTCGTCCGACTCTCCCTCTTGTCGAAGGAGAACATCCATCTGACGTATTCGTTCATCGAACCCGATCCGGTCCGCTTCGATCCCCTGTCCCTTGAGTCGGAGTAGTGTCTGCTCGAACCCAAGACGTTCTGCCGCGAGATCCCGAACGGCGGCGGTGTTCTCCACCACGAGATCACCCACTGCAATCTCGTGATCCAACCGGGCCTTCTCCTCTTGGGTCCCGATCTTCTTTTCTTCTTGGAGACGAATCGCGGGGTCCATCATGTCGGGGAGCAGGTCCCGTTTCTCTTGGATCTTTGCGAGTTCGTCCGTGAGTCTCTGGTCTACGATTGCCCGACGGTCGGCGTAGTACTGGGACACACTCTGGAGACCTTCGTCAAACGCCCGTTTCTCCTCCTTGTTCCTGAGTACCGCCGCAGACTTGACCAACGCGAGTTCACGGTCCAGAGACGCCTGTAGTGCCGTCGCCTTCTTGGACGTCAGGATTGCGAGTTCCTTGAGACGCGCCGCCTCTGCCTCCTGTTTCTGCTTCTCGGGATCTAGTGGTGGAGTCGGTGACGGTGGTGTGAGAAGCAACCCGAACCGTCCCCTTGCCCTCTCCAGAATCCCCTCCATCGTCCGGTCGAAGGTCCTTTGATGGACTGCCAGTTCGGTCTTGATCCCCTCGAAGTCACGACGGACTGCCATGACAGCAATCTTCCCGGCCGATGCGAGTGTGACCCCGATCATCCCCACCAACCCCGTGATGATGTCCACTGCTTCGGCAACGATCCCAACCACGAATTTCAGGACGGTCCCGACTCCCGTCCCGAACGTCTCCCACGACTTCCCCGTATCACCGAGACCCCCGGTCATGGTCTGGATCACCCGACAGTTCGGGTCCGAACCCCGCCATGAAGTTCGCACCCATCGCTTCGGACTGCATCTTCAGAATCTCCACGTCGTCCTTGATCCGTTCGGAGACTCCCGCCATGTCCGAGTCAATGAGGACCCCGAGTTCCCGGGCACGTTCGATAACGGACCCCAGACCCTCATCTGCCAACGCTGTCATCGTGTTCAGGAGTTCGGCCCCGGACTTCCCCATGATCTTCATGGCGGCGTCCGACCGACGGGCAATCGTGGGGAGTGCGGTGATCTTCTTCGCCAGTTCCGCGAAGACTTCCACGGCGTCCATTTCGGACAGGTCGTCCAGTTCCACACCCAAGTCCCTGAACGTCGCCCTGGCATCTACGTTCCCGGCTTGGACCTGTGCCAGATACCGGTTCATCTTGATCAGACCCTTCCCCACTGCCTGAACGCTACTATCAGCGGTCCGTGCAATCAGGGAGAGAGCGGACAGATGTTCGGTCGTGGCACCGACCCGGAGACCCAACTTGTTCATCGTGTCGGCGGCTTCCAACCCACCACGGACGAACTTGGCGAAGTACCTGACCCCGAGCATAATGCCGATTCCACCAATCAGGTTCTTCGTGTTCCCGAGAACACTGTTCAGACCCTTGAATCCGGTCTTCGACTTGACGGCGGTCTTCGTCCCCTCTGTCTGGACCTTCTTGAGAGCGCCCACGACTTCGGCAACACCCTCTGCGGAGAGTCGAACCCTAACGTCGGGACGGCCTACTACCATCGTGTTTCCCTCTCAGGATCTTGGGGACCCCCGGTGGTCTGGGTCGGTTCCCCTTCGTGAAATGGGGGACGAGTGTCACCCACTCCATCCGTCTGTGACGGTAGTCGTCCACCGTGTCCCTGATCATCACTTCCCGGTAGTAGGCAAGCGCGTCACGTAGGGGTCCGGTGAAGATCCGTTCTGCCCGGTCAAGGTCACCCCCGGACAGTATCACTATCAACTCGCTCCACGTTCCGTATCGGTTGAAGATTCTGGGGTGCTTGTCTGGTTCGAGTCGGGGACCGTCTCCGTGTCCTCTGGGAAGGACGTCTGCGAAGTCCACAAAGAGACAATCCCGGTACTGAAAAAAGAGAGAAGGAGAGAGAGGACGAGCGCGTTGATCTTGGACTTGTCTTCTCGGGTTCTCAGGGACCCGATGTATTCAGCCGTCTCCTTCCCCAACTCGGGTGTCCAGACTTCTCCCGGTGCGACCGGCTTGTGTCCCCACCGTCTCTTGGGAATGGACTTCTCGGGCACCAACAGGCACCCGAGAAGTTCCAACGCTTTCCCACCTCGAATAGTCGCTTCAAGGATTCGCCTGGCAAACTCTCCGGGGTCCTCCCCTTCCGACATCACCACATCGTCGATCCCCGCCTCCTTCACGAGAGACAGGAAGATGAAGTCCTGTTCCACGGTCGATTCCTGCACGGTCAGGAACGCCCGTCCACCTAGTACGTGTCTCTCCACGACTAAGGTGTGACCTCGATCAACCGGAAATGCGGTTCCGTCGGATGCGTCGTCGCCATGGATTCGATCTCACCCGTGAGTGACCACTGCGCGTACTCGTCACTGATGAATCCAATAGCTCCGTCCGCACGAACCGACGCCCTCCAGATGATGCACTCATACACCGGACCACGGGCAGGATCACCCACGAACCGGATCAGACCCTTCACGGATGTCTCGGTCATTCCGAGAACCGTGTTCAGTGCCGCCGTCGCGTATGTGTAGTTCACGAGAATGTCCGTGGCGTCCGCGATTGCGCCACCAACCACGATGTAGATTCGTCCCGAGTCGGCGTCCACCGTGTAGTCGTCCGTCACGTCGTAGGTCGTCCCGACAGGATCACTCGTCACGGACACCGCACTGATCTCGCGGTACAGGGTCGCGTAGTACCGGTCCTGAGTCACTACCGTTATCGCCTCGTCCGTGACAGCGGACCCGGTCTGGGAGAGTGTGGACGTCCCGCCGTAGAGGGCGCGCGCCAGATTCTCCTTCGAGAACTCGTCACCCACGATGTGGATTCCGAGACTCGTCCTGATCACGTCGGACGCGATCAGGTCAGCAGATGCCGTGGCAGAACTGTGCTTCTTGATCTCCTCCGGGGTCGGCGTGATCTCGAACGTGGGGCAGTTCCCCAAGAAGTACTCCCCTGTCAGGGCGTCGTTCGAGTCGTACCGGTCAAAATAGATCTTCCCACGACCAAGAAGAATCTTGTTTCCATCGACGTTCTCTGGCATGTCTCCCTCCTCTGGTGACAGGTCCCCGGTCCACTACGTCAGTGAAGTCGGGTCCCCCGTCTTGGTCTGGTACTCGATCACATACGTCTGGGTGACTCGAACGAACGAGAACTGTCCCTGTTCATACCCGAACTCTACAAGGTCCTCGTCCGGTGGATCGTTCGATAGATTCCCTCCGACCCGGTCCATGCTCCCCATCGCCGTTGTGACCCACGTCAACAGCGGGTCCGCTTCCGAATCGGCTCCGTCACCACTCGCCTTCACGACAATCTCCACCTTGAGTTCCAGTGCCCGAACGACCACAGCACCACGACTAGCGTGACCCTGTTTCGACGGATGCATGGGACTGACCGTCTCTCGTCCCGGGTACACCGTGATCACCGGGAGCTGGTCGGCGTTCGGTGAGACCAGACGGGTACGGACGGGCACTGGTATCCCTGCCGGGGCAGAGAGTTGTTCGGTCACAAGATGGGAGAGAACCGCCAGGACTATCTGTTCTCTGATTGAGGGATCTATGCTCATGGTGTGGTCAATGCGAGTCGTTCCATCGCCCCGTCCCCGTAGGGTAGTATCCGCAGGACCTTGTAACTGGTCCCGTCCACGGTGATAATGTCACCGGGAGTCACATCCGTCAGACTCCCGGCAACAATGTGAACACTCTCCCCGTCTGGAATGACGGTCGGCATGTCACCGTCGAACATCTGGACAGCCACTCGGTCGAACAGACCCGTGATAGTGACCGACCCGAAGGTGATTGCCACGGTCGCGGAACTCGTGGAGAGATCGTCTAGGATTGAAGGGATGTCGTTCTCTCCAAGGTGTCCCATTTCTAACTGACCGCCTTCTTCATGTAGAGCAGGTCCACGCCGAAGCAGAACGTCGGTGTGGACGTCCCACCGACGGTCCCGAGTGCCCGGACAAACGCTTCGGCGTTTGCGATGTTGAACGAGACCGACTCGGTCACAATCGCCGTCGTGACCTGACTGAACGTCGCGCCTACGATGTCGGCGTAGGTCCCGCCCACGGTCGAACAGGACTGGAGTTTCACGTCCAGTGTGGGGTCCGTCCCCGCCGACTTCGCGGACGAGTTCAGGGTTGCGACCGCAATCCCCTCACCTGCCGAGACGTCGATCCCCGTTCCGGTCACCGTCGTTGACGCTGTCTGCGACACAATCAGGAGACCGACGTTGGTACTTGCCAGTGCTGTCATGAGACTTGGCATCTATCTTCCCTCCTCCTTGGGTCTCTGGTGTCCTACTACTATCCCCGACCCTTCCTCCGTCCCCCGCCCTTCTTCCCTGTCGGGGGTTTCGGGTTCGGGGATGCCGGGTCCCGTGTCTGCACGGTAGGGTCCCCGGTCTCGATTGCACCCGGGGACCCCTTCTCCGTCTCCCCCTCTGGATTGGGGTCGTCCTCTTGGGTCGGCGTCGTTGGGATCTGGTCGTCTTCGACCACGACAGCGTACCCCAATCGGACCTTGGCTTCTGCCTCCTCCATCTTCAAGTCACCCGGGACGGTCAGAACGTCACCAATCTCCACGTTCCTCCCACCACCAAGACAATGTGACTTGACGACTTCTAGTGTGACTCTCTCAGCTCCCATGTCCTCAGACCTCCGTTCATCCATCGTGAACTGTCGCCTCCTCCGACTACGCGATGACTGCCGTCAGTGCCTTGACGAAGGACGGACCACGACGTATCGCCGTGTCTGCCATCGAATAGCTGGTGACCTTGATCTGACCCTTGTCCGCGAGTGTGTACGGGTCCACGACCAGTTCGAGATCGTTGCCCCACATACCCACGACCAGATCCGTCCAGTTCCCGAAGATGATCCCGTGGTCCGAACCCGTCCCGAGAGTCTTGGAGATCTGGTTGGTTGCCCTGGCGGGGAACCCACACATCTCTCCGTCTCGGAAGTTTCCGGTCCAGACGAAGATCGCCTGAGCGGAGACCACTGCCGTCTGCTTCATCTTCGACGCCATGAGAGGAGTCGTCACGAAGGACATGTTCCCCAGATCGGCGTTCGCGTCCGCGAGTAGACCGGGCATGTCGGTCAGTTTCGCGTACGTCGGAATCCCACCGACCGTCTTGGTCTGGACGTCGGCGGCAGAATAGATCCCCTCTGGCTGCTTCGCGGTCCCGGTCCCGTGTAGGGAACCAAGGTCGATTGCCAGAGCATGACCTTCTCCCAGATCCCCACGGACGTCGGCTTCGGCGTCGATGGATGCGAGAGTGACCAACTGCCGGGGGAGTGTCACCGACCCCTGTAGAGTCTTCGGGGTCAGGTCCACATACCCGTAGGACGGAGTGGACGTCGTGACGGCAGATGCCGGGTTCTCCTCAACCCAGTACACCGTCGGGACACCGGTCTTCTTGTTGAAGTGGACGACCGTGGTCAGACCCGTGTAGAGTCTCGCCCCCGCCATGAGAACGACGGACCTGTTCTTCAGGTAGTCGATCATCTCGGGCATGACCGTCTCACCTACGAGAGTCGCGCCACCGGTCGCCTCACCGGTTCCCAGAACACGCTCCTGATAGTTCTGTGACCGGAGACTCCACGGAACGAGAATCCCACCGTGGTCCTCTCCCCTTCTGGTCTTCGCCAGCTCCTGATGACGTCACGTTCCAGACCATCGTAGCTCGCGCGACTTCCCTCCTTGACCTCCGTCTGGAGACGGAGTGCCCGGGCGAACGAGTACGCCCTGGCATCGTTCTCCTTCATGTCCAGTGACTCGGACGACGGGGGAGTGGTCGGGGCCTTCGTCCTGACCAACTCCAGAATCTCCACCGCGACCTCACCCGGGGTCTTCTGACCACGCATGAACTCGGCGGCTTTCTCACTGACTCCGTGGGTCGCACAGAGTTCGGAGATCTCTGCCGCCTCCCTACCGAAGTCTCGGACCGGTGTCGAATCCACCACCCTGACATCCTCCTTCGGAGTCGTGGGAGTCACCGGCTCCACAATCTTCTCATCCATACGTTCCTCTCCTCCTTCTGTGGTCGGGTCCACCACTCGGACCGTGACCAGATTGGCGTCGTCGCCCGTAGCTCCTCGTCCGATTCCTACTGTGTAGTCTGCCGGTACTGGTTCGGTGGAGACCTCGAA